TCATCAGGACGCTCAATATAAGGTGGCAGCGGCATGTGACCAACACGAGATAACACGTCAAGCACTGGTTCATTAAAGGCAAGATGAAACAAAGCACCAGAGCGACCCAACATAGTCACTTCAATCTGCTCACCTTTATCCTGCCCTAAAATCAGCTTGCTGTTTTCCTTTGGCGACTTACTAGCGCGAATATGTGCCAACGCTTCGTTCGTACCAATTACCCGCTCTACCAATACCTCAATTTTTCCGCCAGACTCTTTCTGCCCAAACACGCGAGCAGGAATCACTCGAGTATTGTTGAACACCATCAAATCACCCGGCTGCACCAAATCTAATACATCAGGAAATTGACGATGAACCACCTCGCCACTGGGGCCATCAAGGTGCAACAACCGACTGGCAGTCCTATCCGGTGTTGGATAGTTTGCAATCAATGAATCAGGTAAATCAAAGTGATAATCGGAAACGAGCATGATAGGGAACACTACCTAGAAAAAACGACCCGGCATTTTATCGAAAAATCACGTAAAAAGGTACTTCCAAGCGACGTCATATTAAAAAGATAAAAATAACTTCCATATCCATTGACTTATTTCAGAAATAACATAGAATACGCCTCACCTTTTTCAAGGCCAGTGTGGTGGAATTGGTAGACACGACGGATTCAAAATCCGTTGCCTTCGGGTGTGGCGGTTCGAGTCCGCCTACTGGTACCAACAATGCGAAAGCTCAGAAAGCCCCGTAGTTTAAACGCTACGGGGCTTTTTTTATGCTTGCAATTCTCACGTCCAAGAAATAGACTGCGTCCATCAATGAACACAAACACCCTGTGACTGTCACGCGATTGGCACAAGGCGTCCGCTTGCCTCCTTCCTATAGGACACTGAGACAGGCTTCTTTTACCGTTCATCTGATAACCCACACCCTAGAAAAACAAAGTCTTCTCGCCCAGCCAAACACTAAGACATAACACTCTTAGTCTGGCATAGCGTCAGTCCAATCGTACCGACTGTGAGACTCACTAAGCTTTATTAATATCAAGGATATAACATGACAAGTACAACACTAAGTCTACTTCAAGAAGACGACACGCTAGACGTACTGGCACCACTTCACGATGTCTCTGCTTCACTCATTAAAGAACAAATGTCCCTTGAAATGGGTATGCGTGACGCTGGCCGTGTTCGCTTTCGTAAGCAGTTAAACAAAGCAATGCAAAGCAACTCACAAGACAACACAGCGTATGGCGATAAAGTCATAAGCATGTACATCGAGCCTGCCGCAATTGTCCTAGAGAAGTGGGTAATCAATGGCAAAGGTAAAGCAGGCGCTAGACGAATCGCTGAGCCTTACATCGAGTCAGTACCTTACCGAGTGTCAGCCATGCTAGGACTCAAGGCTATCATGGAGGGACTAATGACAGAACGTGCCATGCTTTCGTCAACTGCTATACGCATAGGCCGCATGATTGAAGACGAGGTTCGTTGTGTCGAGCTGCGACGTAAAGACCGTGTGGCCTATAAAGGTATGCTTAAAATGGCAGCTGAGAAAGGGGAATACAAACGCAAGGTAAGCGTCATTAAATTCTTAGCTAAGCAAGACGACCAAGAGTGGAACGCATGGGACGAAAAAGTCTGTATGCACATAGGCATGGTCGTAATTGATGCTATTCAAGAATGTGTTTCTCTTGTCGAGTTCTATGAGCGTCCTACTGGTGGTAACAAAACAGCCATCTTTATGCGTCCGACCCAAGACACAAAGCAAGGCGCGAGCATCATCATTGAAGAAGCGTTACGCGACTGTGCGCCCATCCTAGAGCCTACTGTCATTCCTCCTAAGCCATGGATTGCAGGCGAGCTAAACGGTGGTTACTGGACTGACTACATCAAGCGTCGTCCTTTCGTTAAGGTGCGTAACCGCAATTACTTGGAGCTGCTTAAATATAGCGAAATGCCTAAGCTTCTTGAGGCTGTCAATGCGATACAACAAACACGCTGGCGAGTGAATAAGCGCGTCTTACGTCTACTCAACGAGCTTATGGAACGTAACAGCGAGCTAGGAGGAACACCACGCGCTGAGCTACTGCCAGTACCTAACAAACCTAAGGACATCGACACAAACGAAGAGGCACGCAAGGCTTACCGACTGTCAGCACGTGCAGTACATGAAGAAAACGTACGCATCACAGGTAAACGCTTAGCTTACTTGCAGAACTTAGACACAGCCAAGCGTTACCAAGACTATGAAGCTATCTACATGCCACATAACGTCGACTTTAGAAGCCGAGTGTACCCTCTACCTTCACTCAACCCACAAGGCGCTGACTACACGAAGGCACTGCTTGAATTTGCTGACGGCTTCCCGCTTGGCAAAGACGGTCTACGCTGGCTAAAGGTACACGTAGCAAACTTGTTCGGTGTCGATAAGGTTTCTTATGACGACCGTGTGAAGTGGTGTGAAGACAACAAAGAAATGCTTATGGGGATTGCTGACAACCCTTACTACTATCGCCAGTGGTGCGACGCTGACAAACCGTTTCAAGCGTACTCTGCCACCATAGACTTAGTAGCTGCTTATCGCTGTGATAACCCAGAAGAACACATCAGCCGTACTCCTATCGCTTTAGATGGTTCATGCTCAGGTATTCAAAACTTGTCGTTAGCCTTCCGTGACGCAGTGGGTGGTGCTTATGTAAACCTTCTACCTAGTGAAGTGCCAGCCGACATTTACCGCTCAGTAGCTGAGAAAACAGTAATACAGCTTGAAGAGGCCATAGCGAATGCAAAGTGCGCGGATAGTTTACGTAAACAATCCGCGCACCAAGAGTCAGACGAGAAGCCCAAGACACCTGAGCATCTTTTAGCTAAATGGTGGCTAGACTTCGGTATCAATCGCTCAGTTACCAAGCGTAATTGCATGACGTTTCCTTATGGCTCTAAGCAGCGCGGCTTCTCTGACCAAATCCTAGAAGACATCCTAAGGCCCTTCGTCAAGGATAAGGATAAAGCTGAAAGCCCACTCCTAAAGAGAACCGAGCGCGGCTCACTGGACACGTTCTACCCTATGATGGAACTGTCCAACTACTTAGCAAAGCTTAACTACACAAGTGTACAAAGCACTGTAGTGAAAGCAGCTGAGGCAATGGACTGGATGCAAGCTTGTGCTCGTATTGTAGCTAGTGAGGGACGCCCTGTTACATGGACAACGCCTCTTGGTTTCCCTGTAGTGCAAAACTACAGAATGACTAAAGACGAGCGTGTCGAAACGCAACTAGCAGGCGCACGTAAGGTTCTCTCGTTACGTCGTGATACACCTGAGATAGACAAGCGTAAGAGTTCCAATGCTATATCACCTAACATCGTGCATTCATTAGATGCGTCACACTTAATGTTGACAGTATGGAATGGTCATAAGAAAGGCATTAGACACTTCGCCCTTATCCACGACTCATTCGGAACGCACGCAGGGAAGACACAAGAGTTCTACAGTGTCATTCGTGAGTCATTCATTGAGTTGTATGAAGGCGATTACTTCGCTGAGCTATTAGAGCAATTCAAGAAACAAGTACCACCAGAGAAGCGTGACAGCTTCCCGCCACTCCCAAGCCGAGGCACGTTAGACCCTAAGTCAGTCTTAGAGTCACCTTACTGCTTCGCTTAATTAATTAACACACACCAATAGTGAACAATTAGCTCACGGCCACACGGCTGTGGGCATCCTTATACCTTATCAGTATCGTACGTGGAGTCGACACATGAAAACTTTTGCAGAATTAAACAATGCTTTCGCTACAGCAAACACTATCTCTTTACGCCTAGGTGAAGTCGTAATCGACCACACTTACCAAATGCGCGAGCAAATGAACCACGACGTCATTGATAACTATGTCGACGCCTTAGACGCCCTCCCTCCTATCAACATTATTGAGGTTCGTGGACGCAAGATACTTGTAGACGGCTTCCACCGCTACTTTGCGTTTGAACGTGCTGAACGTGAAGAATTACCAGCATTGCTAATTGAAGGTACTGAGCAGGACGCAATGGTTTACGCCATGGCTGCAAACTTCGAGCACTTGAAATCAGGCTCTAAGCCTAATGGCAGTGACCAGAAACGAGCCATTCTAAAGTTACTACCAATGGCTGTCGAAATGGCAGGCTACAACTCGGCTAAAATCAAATCTTCACTTAAAGACTTAGGCATCATAACGTCAAACAAGACGTTTGCTAAATGGACAGAAGAAGCTCGCAGAGAAGTCGACCTAAAAGCCCTACGACTTGCCAAACAGCTACGCACTGAAATGTCAGTACGCTCTATTACGGAAAAGCTAGGGATTCATCGAGACGCATTGACACGCTTATTCAGCATGGATGAAGAGTGTGCGGATAGTTTACGTAAACAATCCGCGCACCCAGCGTCAGTCGTTGATTCTACTCCTATCGAAGAAGGCAACTTATACGATGAAGAAGGATGTCCTTTTGACGAAGACGAGTTAGAAGAAGTAACTATCGTCAACCCAGCCGACGCCAAAAGCAAAGCATTAAGCGACCTTGAGAAAGGACTTACAAAAGACATAGCTGCGTCTGTTACTCCTATCGAGTCCAAACTTGAACAGCAACCCAAAGTTGGACATAACACACACACAGGGACTTCATCAGTACGCACACTTCAAGAGTTTGCCTTTGCATGGAAACACGCGAAAGAAGACATAGCGTCATTCCTAGACGCTGAGACAGACCAATCAGAAGACGTCATCAACGCAATCTTAGAAGCCGCTGAGTTCATCAACAACACACGCATTTAAACCACACCAAAGGACAACGCGATTGACGCTTGTTCTCATAACCAATCACTTAGGAATTGCACAATGAATAACGAAACTATTATCAAACGCTTCACACCTCGCCAATACCACAAGCACCTTGTCAACCAAGGTTACGAAGCAGTCGAAGCGTCACAAATCGTTAACGCAATCTTTAATAAATAACACACCCCAAAGGACACAGTTAAACGCTGCGTCCTTTTTTCGTTTTAAACCTAACCAGAAGGAAACCAAATCAATATGGCTAAACAGAAAGGCTCTAAGAACCAAATCGTAACAACCCCGAAAGGCACTGCGAATTACCCATGGCTAAACGAAGCTGACACCAAGTTTGGTGACGCTACATACAAAGTCGATGTCATTACAGACGCTGGCGATGCCGCTGAACTAATCAAGCGTATTGACGATGCTATTGAAGCTAACCTTGCTTACTGGAAGGAAAACGCAGAGGCAGACGTCGTGGAAGTTTACGCAGACGAACCACCTTACTTTGAAGACGGTGAAGGCGTTATCTGCTTCCGCTGTAAGTTGAACAAAGATGGTAAGAACAAGAAGACAGGCGAAACATGGATTAACAAAATCGCATTCTTTGACGCTGCCCGTAAAGCTATCCCTGCGTCATCTTTGCCTAAAATCGGCAACGGTTCCATTGTCCGTGTCAGCTCAGAAATGCGCCCATGGGCCATGCCTGTAGTTGAAGGCCGTGGTCGTGCTCAGAAGAAAAGCCTACGTGTTGGCGTGAAGCTAAGCATCAAAGCAGTTCAAGTAATCGAAGCGCGTCAAGGTGGCGGTAATGTGTCAGCCGATGATATGGGCTTTGAAGAAGAAGAAGGCTTTGCTTACGACCAGTACCCAGTAGATGACAACGACGTGCCAAACAGCACGGAAGGCAATGAGTCTCGTCAAGGTGGTGCAGACGACGGCTTCGATAATCTCGACTTCTAATTGGACGCACTCAGGGCTTAAACCTCTGAGTGCCAACAAAGCTTTCTTAGGCGTCAAAGTGAAGTCAAAAGAGTACCAGAAGTATGAAAGCCACCTATTACGGGTACTTCCTGACATCGAGATACCAGACGGCCTACTTGAATTACGTATGGTCGTCTACTACAGCACACGAGGCGCTGACCTTGATAACGCTGTTAAACCATTCTTGGACTGCCTATGTAAACGCTACGGCTTCGACGACCGCTACGTTTATCGAATAGTCCTAACTAAGTTCATCGTGCCGAAAGGCCGCGAGTCTATCGCATTCAAAATCCTTCCGTACACGCAAGAAACCTCACTCAAAAAGAAAAAGGAGAAACCAAAGAAACAATGATGAAGCGTAAACACACACGCGACCTCGTTGTGTTTATGTCTGGCATTCCAAGCGATTCAACGCTTTGGGATTTGTCCTGCATGTATCGCAACGAAGGTCTGCCAGACATAGGTTCTCACTATGTTATCGAACAAAACGGAGACGTTACGAAAGCACGTCCCGACGACGTCCACGGCTTAGTAGACAAGCGTTACAACAAAACCGCTGTCTTTATCGAGCTAATGGGCCACACCAAAGGTGACATTACACCAGCCCAAGAAACCTCTCTCAATGGCGTCCTATCTGTCCTTCAAGACCGTTACCTAGACGCACAACCATTAGAACTCTTTCACTAAGGAATCACACATGACCCAACGTGACCAAGTAATCAAACACATTGAACGACACGGCTCAATCAATTCGATTGAAGCTATCCGCTTCTATGGCATCACACGCCTAGCGGCTGTCATTCACAAGCTGCGTAACACTGAACACCGTATGAAAGCGGTTAAGCGTTATGACACAGCGCCTCGCTTTGCCACTTATGTTCCTGATTGGGACGGACGACGCGAGCTATTGCGTAAGCAATTCATCAATGAGTTAGGCCGAGCGCCTGCCCATGGCCTAGCGACAACAGGCATCCAGTTCACCTCGAAGCTATCTCTACTAAACATTAAAGAAGGCCCACGCAAATGAAAAAATTCCCTCACTTCGTAACTTCACTAGGCTACCGTCGTACTTATTTGAACAAAGGTGAACTCATAGTAACAACAGTTTTGTTAACCGCACCTTCAAACCATGCTGACATTCTAACAGCACGCGAAGTCGTACCAGCCGAAGGTTCTCTAACTCTACTCGACAAGGACAAGTTAGACCACATCATTGAAGTCCAGAAGGCAGACCTTGTCCGACTATTCACAAGTGAGATTCCTTCGTACATGAGCGTAGCCAACCAAGAGCATATTGGCTTCTAAGGGGGACTATGTCTAATGAACAATACGATGACGAAGAAGGAAGTAGCGAAGTTGTTGACCGAGTCCCGTGTGAAGATTGCCGCGCTCAAGGCAACGATAACTCAGGAAATAACCTTGTTATCTACGCAGACGGACACGGCCACTGCTATGCGTGTGGTAAGCATGAGCCTAATGATTCAGAAGGAGGAGGTTCTACAGGAGGCAATCGAGCGCCTGTTGCATTCACCCCACTTCACTTCACTACGGCCAACGGACTTAAAGCTCGTCGAATATCCAGTAAGACGTGCGGCTTTTTCTCGTATGGACTTGGCTGTGACACATTCGGAAAGCCAGTGCATATCTGTAATATATATGCCTACGATGGAACGCTTGTCGCACAGAAAACTAGAAACAAAGATAAAGAGTTCTTTACTCTAGGTTCCATCAAGTCCAAGCCATTAATCGGAATGCACAAGTGGCGTCAAGGTGGTCGCAAGTTAGTCATCACCGAAGGCGAAATAGACATGCTGTCTTACGCTGAGCTGACCGATTGTAAGTACCCTGTAGTGTCCCTTCCTAATGGCGTTCAGTCTGCAAAGAAATGTCTCTTAGCTAACATCGAGTTCTTAAAGAAGTTTGATGAAATCATCCTCATGTTCGATATGGACGAAGCGGGTGAGAACGCTGTCAAAGAGTGCTTCCCTATCCTCCCTATAGGCCGCATAACACGCGCCAGTCTTCCCCTTAAAGATGCTAACGAATGTCTTATGAATGGCGAAGGACAGGCCGTGGTGAAGTCTGTATGGAACGCTGAGGCATACAAGCCCACAAGCATAGTGAAAGTCTCTGACATCATTGAGCTTGCCTTGAAGCCGCCAGAGTTAGGACTTTCATTACCTTGGCAATCTGCGACTACAGCTACTTACGGCATACGACGCGCTGAGATACACATCATCGGTGCGGCACCAAAGATAGGTAAGACAGAATTTCAACACCAGTTAATCAAGCACCTCACAGACGTTCATGGTGAGCGTGTCGGTACATTCTCTCTTGAAGAAAACCCAGTTAAGACCCTCAAGAAAATCGCTGGTAAATATGCAAACAAGCAGTTTACTAAGCCGCCTGAGATAGCTGGTTACACTCAAGAAGAAGCACGTGCCGCCATGGAAGGACTCGACGATAAGATTGAGTTCTATTCGTCCAGAGGCGTACGAGACGCTGACGAGATTCTGAACATCGTGCGCTACTGGGCGGCTCAAGGAATATGGTTATTTATCATAGACCCTCTGACAGCCATAGTAGCTGAGCACGATTCGTCCGCTGCTAACGACGTTCTGAATAGTTTTATGAGTAAGGCCGCAAGCCTCGCCATGGAATTACAGATTACTTTCTTCATGTTCTCTCACGTTAACCCACCTAAAGCTGGTCGACCTCACGACCAAGGCGGTGACGTTTTGTCCTCACAATTCACAGGCTCACGAGCTATGGAAAAGTGGGCGCATTACGGCTGGGGTATATCTCGAAACCGCGACTCAGATGACCCAATCGAACGGAATACAGCGAAGGTAAAAATGCTGTTTGACCGTGAGTTCGGTGAAGCCTGTACGTTCTATGCGTACTACGACAGCGAGCGTAACGACTGGTCTGAGTGCCTGCCTCCCGACTCTGACGGTGGTGGTCAATCCTACGCAGAGAACTTCTCAATTTAACCCAATCCAAAGGTAAACAAATGCCCACTCACATTAAACGTGCGGTGGCTGATATAGAGACAGACGGCTTACTAGATGAACTGTCTGTCCTCTACTGTGGCAGTGTCCGTAATTACGACGATGGTGAGAACCGTCGCTTTCGAAGTGTTAAGGACATTGTTCACTACCTTTCAACTTTTGACGAGGTATGGTTCCACAATGGTTGTACATTTGACTATCCCGCGCTGTGTAAGTTGTACCCGCCTACTGCCGTTCTCTTACCAAAGAGTAAAGTACGGGACACTCTTGTTCTGTCACGATTGCTTTTCCCTGTCCTCGCTAAAAACGACGCAGCCAAAGCACGCGCAATGTCGTACAAAGGTCAACGCTATCAGCTACCACCCAAGCTCACTGGTTCTCATGCTTTACAGGCGTGGGGCTATCGCTTAGGCGATTACAAAGGCGACTTCTCGCCAGCTAATTACATCAACCCAGAGACAAACGCACCGCACACTTGGAAGACCGTAGGTTACAGCGAGGAAATGGCTGACTACTGCGACCAAGACACAGCGGTAACTTTGAAGCTCTTGAAGTTACTCCTATCACGTGGTGGCCCTAGCATGGCTATCGACCTTGAGCACGACATAGCTTGGCTCATGGCACAAATGGAACGTAACGGCTTCCGCTTCGACAGACGAAGTGCTGTCAATCTGTACGCTGAGCTGTGCGCTAAACGCGCTGACGCTACGCATAAAGTTATCTCTACGTTCGGTCACTGGTACGTTGCAAATGGTGTCACGACACCTAAACGCAGCGTTAACTACAAGGACAGACTAAGAGGCGACATTACAGAAGGCGCACCGTACACGAAGATAAAGCTCATTGAGTATAACCCTTCGTCACGTGCTCATGCTGTCCGCTGCTTCAAGCAATGGTACGGCTGGGTGCCTACGGTATTCACTGCTAATGGTGAGCCTAAGATTGACGCAGAAGTCCTAGAGACAATGCCCTATCCAGAAGCTGCCGTCCTGAAAGATTACTTCGACATTGCGAAGATGATAGGTCAGCTGGCAGAAGGTAAACAGGCTTGGCTTAAAGCTATTAAAGAAGATGGCGGCATACATGGCCGTGTCAATCCTAATGGCGCTGGTACAGGGCGTGCGACACACAGTAACCCTAACGTAGCTCAGGTGCCTAAAGGCCCAGCAGGCTCTTATGGACGTCGTTGTCGTGAACTATTCACTGTGCCTCAAGGCTGGGTACTACTCGGAACTGACGCAGCAGGCTTAGAGCTTCGCTGTTTAGGTAACGCATTGGCACCTTATGACGGTGGCAAGTACGCAGAGACTGTTATCAACGGTGACATTCACTGGCATAACACATTGGCTCTCAGTCTGGTTCCGCAAGGGACTGTACGCGACGAACATAACCCAGCCCATGAGTTAGCACGTGACCTTAGTAAACGCTGGATATACGCCTTCTTGTATGGCGCTGGCGACGAGTTACTAGGTGCGACTGTTGGCTACACAGAGGCTGAACGTGACGCATGGCGTGCCAAAGGCAAGCACAAAGTTATCGTTAAACGTCTACAGCAGCGAGGCATTGTGCCTACTGTGCCGATGATATGTCACATGCTGAAAGGCGCTGAGCTTCGCGCTTCGTTCCTTAAAGCTGTACCCGCAATCAAAGACTTTCAACAGGAATGCAAAGACTTGCACGCTGCTAATGGTGGCGTAACTGGCCTTGACGGTCGGACTATTCCTACCCGTTCCGCTCACTCTGCAACCAACTTCCGACTACAGGGAGACGGTGCGCTTATCTGTAAGTTATGGGGCGTTCTGATTGACAGACGCTTAGAGGCTCTTGGCCTTCGCCATGGCTTCGATGGTGACTATGCCTACTGTGCATGGGTACACGACGAATACCAGATAGCGTGCCGTACGCCAGAGATAGCAGAAATTGTCGGTAGAGAAGCACGAGCAGCTATTAAGGAAGTGGGTGTCACTTTCGGTATCTCATGCGCTCTCGACGCTGACTTCAAGATAGGCCCTAACTGGGGTTCAACTCACTAATCAAACCACACCAAAGGTAAACCAAATGAAAACTATCGGACTCTTCATCGAAGTAACCACAGAAGAAACACTAGCCACTGTAATTGAAAAAGCAATCCTGAAATATCAATGGTTCAAGAAGCAACCTGAGTTCGTCGCTATGAAACGTGACAACGAAAAGGCCATAGCTTGCTCGCCATTGAAACTTGAAGAAGACGAGAAGATAGCACGTCTTCGCAATTGGATTCGAACAGGTAAAACAGTCCGCCAAATGGCTTTCTATATGGACGTTGAAGTGTCCGAAGTTCTCTCATTGATAGCTGAGAACTCACTACCTACCCCACGTAAACGCAAGTAACCAAACAAACCTAAAGGTAATCACCATGATACTGACCACACCATGCTTAGTAGGCCCACGCACGTCTATTCACTTCTCAGAAAAACTATTACAGAGCCTACCTTGTGGGCTACACAGAGCGACACTGAACGAAGCGTTACTTCTACTTCCACAGCTCACAGTTCTGTACAAGACGTGTCCTATAAACGTCAGCGAATGGGACGACTGGCTGATTGACGTGAAGATTCACATGTTGATGGAAGGTCAGTATCCGTGCATTCCAAACTGGCACACAGATAACGTGCCTCGTGTTGACGGCAAGACGCGCTTCGACCTAATCGAAGAAGACGCTAAGCCTATGTATCTGTGGCTGTCTAGCGGCCCTGCCACCGAGTTTTTTGTCTATTCCCTTAGTGTGAATGACTCTGACATCAAGTCACATAAGGATATTGCAGTCATGGCCCATGGCGCAAAAACATGCCAACTACCACCGCAGCAGTGGTGCTCAATGACCCAACTAACACCGCATCGTGGTGTAGCTGCCGACTGTAATCAATGGCGTGTGTTCGTTCGTCTTACGCACAAATCAATCGATAGTGAACGCCCTGTAATGAACAAGGTTCGTCGTCACGCTCAAGTCTATTTAGACGCTCAAAACTTCACTTGGTAATCAAAGGAGACGCCTTGCCTGACCCGATATTAATCGCACTTTTGGTATTCATTGTTGTACCCGCCATCCTCTTGTGACGGCAGCGTCTAGCCTTCCTCACACGTAAACATAAGTAACTACAACTTCACTTGGTAATCAAAGGAAACACTATGTCTTATTCAGTATTAATTGCCCTTTTGTTCGTCTTCTCTATGGCCTTATCAGGCTGTGATAGCAACACCCCTAGCCTTCCTAACTCTGACACTGAGTCTGCCACTGTGCAGACTGGTGGTAGTGGCGACGGCTTCGACGTTGGTGACTTTGCGTTAGGCGCTTTAGCAGGCCACGCATTGACTAACATGATGTCTGGGCAGTCTGGCGGACAACGCCCTGTCCAGCACGTGACCAACGTAACGAAGGTGACAAAGGTAACCAAGGTTGTGCAAGAGCCTAAGCCAAAGGTTAAGCCAAAGCCCACACCAAAGGTTAAGACAGCACCAAAGGTTAAGACGTCTAGCTACAAGTCTAGCTACAAGTCTAGCTACAGGTCTTCCCCTTCCCGCTCATTTTCATCAGGTAGACGTTAAATGATTAAACCCACTCTATACACAGGTCAGACAATCAAGGGCCTGTGCATCGTTACACGCAAGCTAGACGGTGTCCGTATGTTACGTGACGACGAAGGTAACCCAGTGTCTCGAAATGGTAAGCCTCTGTACAACTTAGAACGCATCCCGCCAGACATCACAGACGCTGAGATTTTCACTGGCTCATGGGATAGCACAGTGTCAGCAGTACGCACACATGAAGGCACAAGCGTTCCTGTAGAAGCGGCCTACTCACTAGACCCACTTGACCGTCGTTTACTCCTATCGCAGAACTTCGACATTACCAAAGAGCGTATCGAAATGTACATGCGCGAAGCCTTAGCTCGTGGTGACGAAGGGCTTGTTCTGTACTACGACGACAAAGGTGTCACTAAGGCTTACAAAGTGAAGCCGAAGGAAAACCATGACGTACCAGTTACAGGTGCTACAGAAGGCAAAGGTAAGAACAAAGGCTTAATAGGCGCTTTGATTACACCGAAAGGCAATGTGTCTGGAATGTCAGACGCCCAACGTCGTGCCTTCACATTGAAACTGCCTGAAATGATTGAAGTTGAATGTATGGGACTTACCAAGAACGGCAAGTTCCGACACCCACGCTTCATGCGTGAACGCTTCGACAAATAACCCACACCCTTAGACAAACCAAACCCAATTTACCCAAAAGGAAACCATTATGTTTATCGCAAAAGCACAACGAGTACTAGCAAGCTTCACTGGCCTTTCTGGCATCCTGTCTTCTTACACCAAACTAGAAGGCAAACTAGAAGCTTTCTTAGAGAACAACGCTAAGAAAATCGAAGAGCAACGCCAAGAGCTTGAAATCGCAGAACGTGAACAAGCTAAAGCTGGCAAGGTGTTAGACCGTGTACAGGCGTTCTTGAATGACTAAGACAATCGACCCAGCGTACTCACTCGACACATACCAAGAGCAAGCCGCTGAGTTTGCTGTTTATCCTGACGGTTCCTTCTACCCAGTCTTCGGACTAGGTGAGGAAACTGGTGAAGTCCTTGGCCTATTCGCTAAGGCAATCCGCAAGCAAGGCGAAGTAGACAAAGAGAAAGTTAAGAAAGAGCTAGGCGACGTCCTATGGAACCTTTCTCAACTTGCAGCCGACAATGGCTTCTCTCTTAGCGAAATCGCCCATTCCAACATTGCGAAGCTGTCAGACCGCGCTAAACGCGACGTCATCATTGGCAGCGGTGACGACCGCTAGTAAGGAGAAGCCATGCCTAAGCAATTAACAGGCGGTTCCTCTGATTACTACAAAGTACCAGTCACACATCCCACAACACCTGAAAACCTACCTTACGTCGCTGAATGTAACGACATCATTGAGGCTTTGGATATGCGCTTCGCTGAGGCAAATATCTTCAAGGCTATATGGCGTCGTGCAGCGGCACGCTTAGGTAACGGCAAGACAGGCACAACGGGACTTTATGACGCAGAGAAGATGGTCTTCTTCTCAATGCGAGAACTCGTCAAAGAACAAAACACCAACAAACAATAGGTAACAAACATGAAAGTAACTCTATATGGCGCACCTTTTTGCCAGAACTGCCAGTCCGTTAAACGCATCTTGGCAAACAAAGGTATTGAATTTAAATACCTAGACGTGGCTGACGATGAAAAAGCGGCTATCGCCCTAGTATCACTAGGCTTCATGTCACTTCCTGTATTGGAAGTAGGCGAAAACATAAGCATAGGTATGAAAGCCGTGGAGGTCGCACGTGGCCTCTAAGTTATACGCGCTGCAAGACACCGTAACTGGTGAAATCTTAGTCGCAGATAACGGCTATGTGTGGGCCTCTGCGTTCACAGCGAAGACTAAGTACAACCACTTCGTGCGCTACAGCCGTGCCAGCGAAGCGTTCTCAAAACAAACACGTGTAATCGTAATTGAGGTAACTGTTCATGCAAGCTAAATACATAGACCACATGGGAAGCGATATGGCTGTCGTACAGGCAGCTAAAGTGTCCTTCGCAGACGACGAACTTGTCCAAAAGTTTATCTCTGACATTGAAGCAGAGCCTTTGAACATTCGCTCTCACGAAGCTTTAATTCGCTACCTAGCACGTCACAAGCACTGGACACCGTTTGCCCACACAGCGATTAAGCTGCGTATGACAGCACCTGTCCCAATCCGCACACAGTGTTTCAAACACAAGCAAGGCTTCGTCGAAAATGAAGAAAGCCGACGCTATATCTCAAGCGAACCTGAGCTGTTTATTCCTGAGTTCTTCCGTGAGAAGCCAGAAGGCAGCATCAAGCAAGGTTCCGCAGGCAAACACCAAGACTCTGACCTTTGGATGTCTCGTTATCGCTACATTGGTGCCTTAGCTATTGGCCGTTATATGGACGCCCTTAAAGCTGGTATCTGTCCTGAGCAAGCCCGTTTCTTCCTGCCTCAAGGTTGCGAAGTTAATTGGATCTGGACTGGCAGTCTTGCCGCATTCGCTCGCTTCTACAAACAACGTACTGACTCTCATGCACAAGTTGAAATCCAACACTTAGCAGAAGAAGTCGGTGCTCTTATCCAACCTCTCTTCCCCTACTCGTGGAAGTACCTGACAGAATAGGAACTTAATGACAAAACGACCCCTCATTGATATTCGCCTAGATGAAAATCTGACAACCTTAGGCAAAACCCTTCTAAACGATTACTACCTACGCCCTACCGAACAGTCACCGCAAGAAGCATTTAGCCGTGCTGCATACGCTTTCTGTAAAGGCGACTTCAAGTTAGCGCAACGTATCTATGGCTATATGTCAAAGCAGTGGTTCGTAGCAAGTTCGCCAATCTTGTCAAATGCACCAGAAGGCGTCTGGAATAACAAAGCGTTTAAACTTAAAGAGACTGTACGGGCTATGCCTATCAGCTGCTTCCTAACGCACGTTCCTGACGAAATCTTCGGTCAAATCGACGCAGCCGCTGAGTTAGCCGCTATGTCTATCGTCGGTGGTGGCGTTGGTCAGCACTTGAAGATGCGAGGCGTTACAGACAAATCGTCTGGCGTTATCTCATACACCAAGACAGCTGACAGTAACATCTTGTACTACAAGCAAGGCAAGACCCGTAAAGGTTCTGTCGCTTTGTATCTTGACGTTGCACACCCTGAAATCATGGAATTTATCGGTGTACGTATTCCGACTGGTGGTGACATCAACCGCAAGAGTCAGAACGTCCACAACGCTGTAAACGTGACAGACGCCTTCATGCAGGCCGTACGTGACGATGGTGTCTTAGAACTTCGTGAGCCTAACACTGGCAAGGTCGTGGAAACACACCGAGCACGTGAAGTCTGGGAAGCAATGTTAGACACCCGTTTCCGTACTGGTGAACCGTTCATCAACTACCTAGATGAAGCTAACCGTCGCCTACCGATTAACCTTGTTGAGCAAGGCTTACGTATTCATGGTTCAAACCTATGTAACGAAATCCACTTGCCGACTGACGAGTTACGTTCTGCCGTGTGCTGCCTATCGTCTGTAAACCTTGAGTTCTATGACGACTGGAAGGACACAACGATGGTACGCGACATTATTCGTTGGCTTGATAACGTCTTGGACTTCTTCATTGAGCACGCACCTCGCGGCTTAGAGAAGGCTGTACGTGGCGCTATCGACACTCGTGACCTCGGCCTAGGTGCAATGGGCTTCCACTCCTATCTGCAACGTAACTTGATTCCCTTCGAGTCTGGCGGTGTGACAGGTGCGATGATGATTAACTATCGTATGTTTAAGCACATCAAAGAAGAAGCCGAGAAAGAAACCAAGCAACTAGCTGTTGAACGGGGCGAGCCTCCTTTAATGAAAGGCACAGGCCGTCGTAACGCTCACTTATTGGCAATTGCGCCTAACGCTAACAGCTCACTTATTGCTGGCACCTCGCCTTCAATTGAGCCGTACACAGCGAACTATTTTGTACAGCGTACCCGCGCAGGCTCACACATTGTCCGTAATCCATACCTAGAGCAAATCCTTTACGCAATCGCTGAGTCACTTGAAGAAGTGACAGACGTGGAAGCATGGGTAGACGCTCAGTTCAAGCTAATCAATACGAACCGTGGCTCAGTGCAATTCTTAGAGTACCTGAGCGACGAACTAAAGGCCGTCTTCAAGACAGCTCGTGAGATTGACCAGCGTTGGATTATCGACCATGCACGTGTGCGTCAAGAGTTCATTTGCCAAGGACAAAGCGTCAACTTGTTCTTTACGGCTGGTGTGTCTCGACGTGAAGTAAACCGTGTCCATCTACGTGCATTCGACCCTGACGGTGTCGGTGTATCTCTCAAAGGCTTGTACTACTTACGAGCAAACAAAGCGAAGAACACTGAGCAAATCGACAGCAAAGTGGAACGCAAAGCCCTTAAAGAACATCAAGCAACGGAGGACTATGAATGCCTAGCTTGCCACGCTTAACAACATTCTCTCAGACATACAAACCATTCAACTATCCGTGGGCCATGGAATTTGCTGTAGAGCATGAAGACGCCCACTGGACAGAGAACGAGTTAGAACTTGCGGAAGACGTCAAGGACTGGAAACAGAACCTGACGCCTAACGAGAAGAACCTTGTGTCTCATATCTTACGCCTGTTCACACAGAGCGACGTGCAAGTCGGTCAGAACTACGCTGACTACTTTATCCCTATCTTCAAGAACAACGAAGTACGTAATGCACTCCTATCGATTGCAGCGCGTGAAGGAACACACCAAAGGGCATACGCAGCGATTAACGAAACGCTTAACTTGCCTGACTCTGAGTTCCACGCCTTCCTTGAGTATGAGGAAATGGCAGACAAAGCAGTCTTCATGGGTGCCAACGATACGACAGATAAACACGGCATTGCCCTAGCTTTGGCTAAGACAGTATTCAGTGAAGGTGTCTCGTTATTCGGTGCTTTCGCCATGCTTCTAAACTTCCAGCGTTACGGGAAGATGAAGGGCATGTGTGAGGCCGTCCGTTGGTCAATTGTCGACGAGTCTATGCACGTGGACTTCATGGCTCGCCTATTCCACACATACTGCGAAGAAAACCCAGAGGTCGTAACACGTGAGCTTAAAGCAGCAATGCTAGCCATGGCTAACGAAGTTTACGTCCTTGAGTCTAAATACCTAGACCTAGCGTTCGAACTAGGCGCGGTAAATGGCTTAGATAAGTCACAGATGAAGTTGTACGTAGCGTTCTTATTGAACCGTCGTCTACAACAGCTTGGCCTTGAAACCATTTTTGAAACAGAGACAAACCCTCTTGAGTGGTTCGTGGAAATCATGGGTTCTGAGGTACACGCTAACTTCTTCGAAAGTCGCGTCACAGACTATCAAGTGTCTGGAATGATTGGCTCATGGTCAGACGCTTACTAAACACAAACAAACAAAAGGTAATTACAAATGAAAGAAGCACAAGGCCGTCGTTTCGACTTTTTCGGTAACGAGATTCTGATAGGTGACACTGTCGCTTATGTTCCTGCTTACGGCAATTCAAAGAGCCTTTTAGAAGGCGTTGTTACCGAGTTCTCAAAAAGTGGTAACTGTGTGTACGTCCGCAACACACGTAAGGTAGCAAGCGGTGTAATCAAAAAGATAGGAGGTGCGTTTTAATGCCTACTCAAATTGAGCGTATGAAGTTACGCCTTATCGCTTTAGCTTTCTTATGTGCATGTATTGTCGCCTTCCCATTCATGGTGCTAGGCGCTTTGCTGTCTGGGATTATCTACGTGTTCAAAAAAGGCCCAACAATCCATGACATTCTTGGTGCTTCCTATTCATTAATCACAGGTAAGGAGTAAATTTGCTAGAAGATAAACCTATTGCCCTTCTATTAGATGGTGACGTGTTCGCCTTCCAAGGTGCGTCAAGTGCCGAGTTCACAGTAAACATCGAAGACACCTACCACCGAGTAGCACACATGGACGACGCAAAGCGTCACATGCTGTCGAACATTACTGGCCTCACTAAGCAGCTACGCGCCTCTAAAGTGATTAACTGCTTGTCTTGCCCGTCACGTCACTACTGGCGTCACGATGTCATGGAAACGTACAAAGGTGGTCGTAAAACAACAAGCGGCCCTCTTTCGTTAGCAGACCTTAAAGTCTGGTCACAGTCCGTTTATGAGTCTGTTATCTGGGAAAACCTAGAGGCCGACGACGTGTTAGGTATTCTGGCTACAGACCCTGACTTCTTACCTGACTACACGAAGGTCGTTGTGTCTATCGATAAAGATATGCGGACGATTCCTGAGACGTACATTTACAACCCTGATAAAGACTATCAGCCATGGTTCAACACTCGTGAAGAGGCTGACAAATGGTTCTTAGCGCAGGCTATTGGTGGTGATTTTACCGACGGTTACTCAGGTGTGAAAGGCATCTCGACGGATGGTGCTGAGACATTCTTAGACGCCCCATATATGTTCGAACAGTATGAGCATGTATTCAAGTCAGGTGCTCGTAAAGGTACAGCAGAACTACGCTGGCGCAAGATAGAGGCCAGTGAAAACATGTGGGACAACATTATGTCCCTTTACGCTAAAGCTGGTCAGACACCAGAAGAGGCATTAAACAACGCACGTGTCGCACGCATTTTACGTCACGGTGAATACGACATTAAGAACAAAGAGGTAAAGCTATGGCTACCAAGCTAAACACAATCACTATCCAAGTTACTGCGACTGTTGAAGTCGACTACTCGAAAGAAGAATTAGAGAAACTTGGTGGTGACTTCCGCACCATGAAGGCAGGCATCGAGCGTGTTATTAAGCAAGACTTACTACCTTCATTCCAAGAAGACCCCCACTGCCGTGTTCACTTAGGCACAATTGCGTTCCCGACTTCTCATAAACTAAAGACATTAAAAGGTAAGAAATAATGGAACCAGTAGAAAACAAAGAAGAAACACCAGTAGTAGAAAACACGCCAGCGCCTAAGCCACGTCGTGCATCACCTAAGAAAGACGCAAAGAAAGACGCTGAGAAAGACACAGCGCCTGCAAGCATTGAGCGTACGACTAAGTTTAACCGCACAACCCCTAAGCCTCAAACAGGTAAAGACCACGTTGTAGTGGTTCGATAACCCACACCATAGGACAAGAGAGAAAGACTTTAAGTATTACTATAAGTCCACTTAGCGTCCTCTCTTAGTCTTACACTTAATCATAAAAGGATAATCAACAATGAGCAGAAGTGTGTCTTATGGCACCCAGCCTTTTATAAGTGATTCGTTATTAAAGAGACTACGAGACGCCTACCCTGACAAGATGCCTCCTAAAGGCACACCACATGATGAAATCTTGTTTAACCAAGGCGCTCTATCAGTCATTCACTTTATCGAGCAACAAATTGAAGAGGATGAAGATTAATGTGCTTCCCTAAAACCCCAAAGGCACCACAAGCCCCGACACCAGCGCCAGCGCCAGCCGAAGTAGCTGACTTATCTATCACTGCCGACACCAAGAAGAAGTCAAAGCGTAAATCCGCACAGACGTCAGGTTCGGCACCTTACCGACAAGATTTGTCACTTAACTCAGGTAGCGCAGGTTCTGGCCTATCTATCCATAAGTAATCCAAAAGGAGGACTATTTGTCAGAGAGAGACTTACTGTCTTCTCGCTACGCTAAATTACAATCAGACCGCGAAAGCTACATTAGCCGAGCCGTAGCCGCTGCTTCCGTCACAATCCCTTCCTTATTCCCACCAAGAGGCAGCAATGGTTCTAGCAACCTACGTTCACCCTCTCAATCACAAGGCGCTATGTGCGTAAACAGCCTAGCGTCAAAGATACTTCTTGCCTTACTTCCACCTAACCAAGCGTTCTTCCGATTGACTGTCGATGAAGCAGACCTAGGCGACGTCGAAGAAAGCACGAAAGGTGAAGTGGAAGAAGCCTTAACAGGCATCGAACGAAGCGTACTGTCTGAGTTAGAAAGCAAGAATGCCCGTCCCGTACTTCACGAAGTAATCAAACAGCTTTTAGTCGCTGGTAATGCCCTACTATTCGTTGGACAAGAAGCCCTCAAAACGTACCGCTTGGACAAATACGTCTGTAAGCGTGACGGACTGGGCCGACCTAAAGAAATCATCATCGAAGAAAAGATAACCCGCGACGAAGTCCCTAAACATGTACTTGCTGTGCTTACTGAGTCTGCCGATAAGAGCGACCAAGAGTACACCATGTATACGCAGATAGTACGCAGTGGCAATCACTGGGTGGCTATCCAAGAGATTAACGGTGTAACAGACACCAAGTCTCGAACAACCTTCCCATTACACAAGTGTCCTTACGTCCCTCTACGCATGATTCGTGTAGACGGTGAAGATTATGGTCGTTCATACGTCGAAGAATACATAGGCGACTTGAAGTCACTTGAAGTCCTATCCAAAGCACTCAACGAAGGCACAGCCGCAGCCGCACGAGTGATTTTCCTAGTCAGAGCCAATTCTACCACTAAGCCTAAAGCACTTAACAAAGCGCCTAACGGTGGGTATGTAACTGGCAGTCCTGACGACATCAAAGCGTTACAACTTGAGAAACAGGCAGACTTCGCACAAGCCCGTCAACGGATGCTTGAAATCAAAGAAGACTTAGCCGCAGCTTTCTTACGTGGTTCCGCCCTTACCAGAAATGCGGAGCGTGTCACTGCAACGGAGATACGCGCAATGATTCAAGAGCTAGAAACTATCTTAGGTGGTATCTATGCCCTCTTGTCTATCGAACTTCAATTGCCTCTAGTCCTCATTACTATGGCCCAACTTCAACGCACAGGCGTCTTGCCTGATATGCCTCAGGATATGCTTAAACCGCAAGTCTTAACTGGTGTAGCTGCGTTAGGCCGTTCGCAGGAACTAGACAACTTACGTCTGTTATTAGAAGCCCTTGCCCCATTAGGCCCAGAGGCTATATCAGAAAGTATTGAAACCGACGAATACGCTAAGCGTGTGGCAGCAGCCTTGTCCATTGAGACGAAAGGTCTTATTCCCACGCCAGAACAGAAGCAAGCTCGTCAGCAACAAGCACAAGCCCGTGAATTAGTCCAAACGCTAGGCCCTCAAGCCTTCCAACAGCTACAAGGACAGCCTCAATAGGTTAACCCACACCATAGGAGAAACATTTGCCACAAAGCCAATATCAACTCTCAGACCATGACAAGCACATGTTGGCTGTCGCTGAGAATGGACACCCGTTAGACCCTTCCGAGAACCTGTCACAAGCTCAAGCTGAGCAAACAGCAGAGGCACAAAGCGAAGACAAGCCGTCTACATCGTTTGAATTGCCAGAAGGTTTCGAGTCATACGAAGCATTAGTAGAAGCGGCCACCAAAGCCAAAGCAGCTGACGCAGAGAAGACCGAAGAAGTAACAGAAACGCCAGAGGCAACAGAAGAGACAGAGACGACCGAAGAAGCAGAAGCAGAAGACGCAATGTCAGACGCAGAGCGTGAACTTCGTGAAATCAAAGTTTATGAAGCTGTTGGCGGCAAAGAGAAATACTCAGCGATGGCTAAGTATGCAGCAGACAATTTGTCAGAAGCCGAATTAGACGTCTACAACGCTGCCGTTAATGGTAAAGACCCAAGCATTGCAATGTTCGCCACACGTGCTCTTAAAGCTATGCACTCTCAGTACATGGCAGAGACACATGGAACGCAAGGTCAAATGACGCTTCCAGATGGAAACACTAGCGTGCCTGCAAGCTCACGTCCGTTTGCTAACCAGTCGGAAATGATGGCGGCAATGGCTGACCCTCGTTATCGATATGACGCTGCGTACAACGCACAAGTCGGCCAACGTGTCGCACTCTCAAACTTCTAAGTAATAAACAATCCCTTCAAGGCATAAGCCGCACACAGACCCAGACGCTTTCCTATAAGCAGCTCGCGGCTGTGCCTTTCTTTCTTAACGTGCATCCCCGCACACCCCCGCAACACCGCACCTCGCCTTGTACACAGAGCCTATCACCCTCTTAGGCGGTGCTGGTTACGCAAAGTAATCAGGAGAACCATTCTTTATGACATTCCCAGTAGACCAAACAGTTACTAACAACGGCCAAGAAAACAACGCAGGCGACAGCCGTGCTTTATTCCTGAAAATCTTCTCAGGTGAAGTATTAACAGCGTTCCACCAAACAAACCATGCGTTAGGTCTAACTCGTGTCCGCTCTATCCGTTCTGGTAAGTCCGCACAGTTCCCAGTGCTAGGCACAACTGTTGCCAAATATCACACCCCAGGTCAGCTAATCAAAGCAGACCAGTTACCAACTGTAGAACGTACAGTAACAATCGATGACGTTGCGTTGTCTGCTATCTTCGTGGCTGACATTGACGACGCTATCAGTCACTTCGACGTTCGCTCTCAGTACTCTGCCGAAGCTGGTCAAACACTAGCTGATATGATTGACCGCAATATCTTCCGTATGATTGCTCAAGCGTCTTTCATCACAGACAAAGCGGCTGCTACAGCGGCTGGCTTGCAAGTTCCTAGCCGTGGTCAGAAGTACACTAAGAACATTGCGTTGGCTACAGCTGGCGACGAGCACGACGGTACTAAATTGGTTAACGCTTTATTCAAAGCACGTACCGAGTTCCGCAAAGCGTCTATCACTGGCGAGCTAGTATGTGTTCTTTCCCCTGAGCAATACGAAGCGTTGGTTAACGTCCAAGACACTAACAAAGTAACTTGGATGAACAAAGACGTAGGTGGCGTAGGTTCCGCTGCTATGGGTACTGTTCCATACGTAGGTGGTATTCGTATCATCGAGTCTGTGAACATCCCACAAGAAGACGAAAGCCTTGCCCTAATCAACGACCCAGAGCCATTGGCCGATGCGTCTGTAGGTTCTGGCAACCAAGCGAAATACCGTGGCGATTACAGCCGTGTCGTTGGTCTTGTGTTCCAAAAAGACTGCGTTGCGACTACTAAGTTGATGGACGTATCTACTAAGTGGGTAAATGAAGATTTGCGTCTTGGTAGCACAGTGTTAACTACTCAAGCTGTAGGTCACGACATCCTACGCTTCGAGTGCGCTGTATCTATCTTGAAAGCAACTGTTTAATCCCAAACCCTTAACCCAAAGCCCAACACGGAGTAATTAGCCTGTGTTGGGCTTTTTTTTAATCATAAGGAGGCTTAATGAACTTAGCGCCAACTACACGGCTTGAAGCTGTGAATATCTTGCTGGCCTCTATTGTTGAAGCGCCTGTAAACAGTCTTGACGAAAACGGATTGGATGAAGCGGCTATCGCATCGTCTGTCATTAACGAGACAAGCAGAGCTGTACAAATGCACGGCTGGCTGTGGAACACGGAAGAGAACTACCCGTTACAACGTAACGCTAACTCAGAGATTCTTGTTCCATCCAACACCTTGAAAATCAAGTTCAAAGATAACCGTTTCATAACTCGTGGTAATCGCGTGTATGACCGTTCGACATTCTCGTATAAGCACAAATCAGACATCAAGGCCGAAATCATAGTCGGCTTGGACTGGGACGAGCTACCAGAAGTCTTACGCTCTTACATCATGTATCGAGCTGGCCGTGTGTTCCAAGCGCGTCAATTAGGTTCACAAGTTCTATTCCAATTCACCAAAGAGGATGAACAGGCGGCACTACTTGAGCTGACCACAACTTCACTGGAAATGGACAATTTGTCAATGTTCGACAACATCGAGTTACAGATGATGCTTAACCGTGACAGCTCAACGTCTGTTTTTGACTATCCCGCAGGTGCCATAGGAGGTTCTTACTAAATGCCGTCGCTAGTCTCACAGGAAATAAACAACTTACAAAACGGTGTCTCACAGCAGACGCCAGCCCTACGGTATCGCTCACAATGCGAAGACCAAGAGAATTGCCGTAATGACCCTGTGGAAGGCATGGGTAAGCGCCCTAACACAATACGTCGGGCAATAGTGTCAGCTGTAAAAGACCCTGAGCTTGCTGTTCTCAAGACGTACGAACGTGACGAAAACGAGCAGTATAAGATGGTTATCGAAAATGGCCTTATACGTGTGTTTGACACCTTGTCTGGTGTTGAGTACCCAGTGACAGCGACTGAGCAGGCCCGAAAGTACATGCGCCTTAAAGGAGACACCTTAGCAACTCAGGCTTACCAACTGCTGAACACTATCGATACTACGTTTGTATTGAACAAGACACATCCTGTTCGACGCTTGAAGTTAGGTGAAAGCCTTACCGAGGCAGGGACGCATCAAGCACGTACGCTGCATATTGCCGTCATGCGTCATCCACTGGCGTCTAACAAAGCTAACGGGTATACGTATGATGCGGTCTTCAATATAAACAACAAGGCCCGTACTGTTACTGACCCGCTTGCTTCATCTACTTCAATAGCTACTAGCCTTTACTCTTGGTTACTTGAAGAGTACGGAAGTGTGATAACAGGCAGTCGTCTTTCAGGTTTTGACATTTATATCGACGTGGAAGCTAATGCGGAAATAACAGTGTCTGGCGAATGGACTGCTTTTGACACGGCAGGCTCTTCACTTGGTACTGGCTCAATGCTTACGATATTGTCGTATGCTAAGAACATAGGTGCAGGCACTTCTAAAATCCCAGCAGCACTGTGGTACATGAAACAGGCAGATTATGCGACTAGATACAGCGTCACAATAGACGGTGTCACTTTCGCTATAGTCACACCCGAAGCGACTAGTGCTCAAGCACGTGCAGGACTTAGCACAACCGCTCTTACTAACGCCATGGCAGGACAGATAAACTCAAACGGTGCATTCAGAGCGACAACACATGGCAATACCCTTCACATAACCAGAACAAACGGTGGTGACTTTACCATAGCCGCACATGATGACTTAGGTGACCGCGCGTCTTACGCAGTTAAAGAGTATGCAGCTTCAATGGACACAGTACCGCCTAATGGTGTGGAAGGCTTCAAGATACAAATTAAAGGAGACGCCTCTGATATAGCTGTTGAGCCTTATCACATTGTGTGGACAGAGCTTAGTGATACAGGAAGTAAAACCACTGGTATATGGACAGAAACTGTAGCAAATGGCGTGGACGTAGATATAGACAAACGCTCAATGCCTCACATATTAGTGCGTAAACAATCTGACGTACACGTGACGCTAAGTAATCCACGTGGTATTTATTTCGATCTTGGTATGTCTTCTTATGCGTCACGTACAGTAGGCGACGACGAGACAGCACCCTTCCCTTCTTTCGTGTCAGCACAAGGTGGTGGTAACGGGATGATTACACTTCGTCGACACATCAAAACTATGGGTTACCACAAGAACCGTATGGTCATGGTGTCGGATGAAAACTTGGTCTTCTCGGAAACAGGTAAGTATCAGAACTTCTTCCCTACAACAGTAGTGACGGCTTTGGATGCTGACCCTATCGACATTGCGTTGAACATTAACGCTGTCTCACCTGTAGAGCACATGTTGCAACATGAAGGTAATCTATTCCTGTTTGCACCCCGTCGTCAGATGGTTGTGACGTCAGGTCAAGAGACGTTTAGTGCTGACTCTATCGACGTGAAGACTCTATCGACTTACAAAACAGAGACGGAAGCTGAGCCTTTCATACATGAAGGTTCTATCCATTTCTGGGACAAAGGCGAGAAGTATTCCCAGCTTTATGAGTACACACCGCAAGGAGGCTCTAGCAACTACAAAGCGTTGCCCTTAATGGCACACGTTCCACGATATGTCACAGGCAATGTGATTAAGAGTGTATCAGTGCAACCAGCAAACCTAATGGTACACATGACGCGAGACGAAGATGGTAAAGCTGTCAACTTCTTGTACGTCACAAACATACTGTTTGAAGGCAATGAGCGCGTCCAGAATGCTTGGCAGAAGTGGGCATTTAAAGGCACAGTCATCGACATAGCTTTAGTGTCTAACAGGTTGTCCATCTTAATGAACTATGAAGGCGTCTTGTACTTAGAAGACATAGTGTTAACCCATGACCCGCTTAAAGAAGAAATAGGTATTCCAGTCTTTTTAGACTCTCGCGTAGAGCTGACAAGTGAGGACACATTAGATTCAATTAGCGACCGCACTGTCTTTAAATATAAAGGCCGACGCTGGGCAGGTTATCCGTATGTTCAAAAGTACGTGTTCTCTGAGTTCTTCCCGCGCGACGGTGAAGGACGCTCTATCAACACAGGAATTTTACAGCTTAGGTACCTCACTCTCTCTTACACGAATACAACAATGTTTGAAGTGCAAGTGGCACGAGGCACGGAGGTACGTAGTAAGAAATTTGAAGGCGTACGCGTCGGTTCCTTACAGTTCATGCTAGGTAATATACCAACAGTATCAGGTACAGAGAAATTCCCAATACACACTCGTTCAACCAGAGCGACTATCACAATACTCAATGATTCACCTCAGGACGCACTATTCCATGCTGCGACTTGGTCAGGTGCTTTCACCCAGAAAACCCAGAGAATGTAACTTATGTTTAAAACCCGTAAATACAAACCAGCAGACCTAGTGTCAATCGCTGTAAACCTTCGAGACTCAGACCGTGAGTACATCAACACCGTATCAGGTATGTCGCCATACGTCGCACTGTCTTCAAGCTTTCTAAGAGCTGACAAAGTGTTAACAGTAGTTGACGAAGAACAAACACCCGTAGCAGTGTTCGCTATTAAGCAAGGCAATGTGTGGCTTCAAACAACTAAGTTAACAGATGGTCGCGCACGTGACGTCATACGAGCGGGTAAACAGATTGTAGAGCGTTTTGGAGACGAGCAGCTTTTTTGCGTCGTCCCAGCGGCTGACAAGCGTGTCTTACTACTTTGTAGAGCTTTAGGTTTTACCAAGATGACAGCAGCGAGCGACGTCTTCATGGGCAGTAAAATCCCACACATTGAATTAACACGGAGGAAGAATTGTCCGAACTAACAAAAATAGAAGAAACTCTTAAACAATTACCAACCGCCTACACCCCGTCAAACCATATCTTCACTCAAGGTCTCTACACTAGAGAAACCTTCCTTCCACAAGGCACTTCCGCTATTGGTAAACGCCACCGACACAGCACATTAAACATCCTTACAAAAGGAACAATGACAGTCGCTCTTGACGATGACATTAACCACTCTGTGACACTTGAAGCACCTTGTGCGTTCGAGTCAAAAGCAGGCGCTAAGAAGCTAGTTCATTGCCATACAGATTGTATCATTTTGAACGTGCATAGAACGGATTCTACAGACCTTGAGATTCTTGAAAATGAATTGACGGTAGAAGATATAGAAGCAGATAAGGCGTGGTACACGTCTAAGGAGGAGCCAACGTGTCATGGATAGCAACCGCTGGGCTTACTTTGACTGCATATCAAGGTTACTCACAGGCCGAGAGTAACAATAAGACTGCCGATAAAAACTATAAATCAGCTATTGAGGCTCAGGCCGACGACAACACGCAGCTGAACGAACAGACACGCCAGCAAGAAGAGATTGACGCAGACAAGAACCTTGAAGCACGTATTCAAGCGTTACGTGCACAGTCAACGCTACAAGCACAAGGTCGTAATGTCAGTGGCACGTCGGTAGACCGTCAGCAACAGGCAGTTAATAACTCACTAGGAAGCTTCCTTCAAGACTCAATGTCTAACATGGAGGCAACACGTCGTCAGCTGGAAATGAATAAGAAAGGTATAACCACGCAAACACAGAGTCGTATAAATAGCACGCCTAAGACGAAGTACAACCCCACAGTAGACATCATAAGTACAGGACTGACTATCTACGGTGGCTTCTCAGATGCAAAAGCTACAGCAGCTAAGAACGATACGAAAGCGCCTTCTTTCAAAGACTATGCGACAGGAGATTGGAAAAAATGACAAAAAGAGTAATCGCACAACCCGTTAATACCTATGTGCGTCCTGTTGATAATAAGTCTGCAATTATCAACCAGCGTTCCCAACAAGTAGGCCGTGTGTTTCAAAGCTTAGGTGTCTTGTTTAAGCAACGCAGCGACGCTAATTTCGAAGAAGCGCGGGACGACGTCAAAGCAAAAGTTAGCATCAAAGCAACAGCTCTAGCGGCTGACTACATGCCTAAAATCAAGGAGGCGTTAAGCCGTCCAGACACGTACGAGCAGGACGCAGATTCATTCCTGAAATCAGAAGTGTTCCAACTTGGAGAAGACCGACTTAACGAGCTGTCTGAATATCCCAATTCACACAAACAGATAACAGCAGCATACCGTGAGTCAATGCTAAGCATGTTCCAAGAAGGTAAGACACGCCATGAGCACATGAAGCTGACGGAAGACTCTAACAAGGCCCAGTTAACAAGTGCTGAGTTAGGCGGACACGCAGCTCACATGATGTCATTCGACTCTTCAATTACCGCAGGCGTAAGCCGTGACGAAGCGTTCACGACGACTATTGCTGTTGCCTCTATCCAAGGTGCTGAATACACCAAAGGACTGATTGAGGACAAACGCTGGACACCTGTTGAGCGTGAGCGTCTAACACGCCAGTACACTAAGTTAGCCAAGGAGGAAGCAGCTAAAGACAAAGCAGAAGCAGCTAAAGACAAAGCAGAAGCAGACCAATTGAAACTGAATGCCCTTACTGAGCTTAACGAGGCTAAGAACATTCAAGGACGTAAGGAACAAGGGGATGCCCTACGTAACGTGTTCAGTAAGTACCAAGACGTCTACTCAACGGCACAGCAAGCAGACCTGACAGCAACCATCAACAAGCTAGATAAAGAAGTGGCTGTAGAGGAAGAAGTCAGAGGGCTTGTCGGCACAGTGTCTACTAAACGTCTGGCAGAAGGTGTCAATGTGAAAGATAGTTACCGCCTTCCTATGGGAGACATCAAGCGTATTCAGAATGAAGAGACAACCAAAGCTCTTGAGACTGGAAACGCAGCACGTCTAATTAACCTAGCGTCTATGCCAAGCGACACACCAGACGTCTTATCAGAGTCATTCAATAATGTATTCAGCATTGCAGATAGTTACGACCCTAATAAGCCAGAGCTTGCGGACGACGTTGAGAAGTCTCTTGCTACCGCTAACTTTATTACTGACAACTTAGGTTCTGGCCGTATGCGTTCAATCTTAGGTGACCAAGCTTATGCGAACTACCAAGACCTACGGACGCTTACTGCCTACTACGGGACAGAGAAGGCGTTAGAGCAATTCAAGTTAGACCGTCAGTTAAGTGCTAACGGTTCATTACCTACACCTGAGGACTGGAACAAGGACAAAGAGTCGGTGACTTCTTACGCCTTGGAAGAGTTAGGTAGTAAGTTCTGGAAGGCTGGCGACAGTAACTACGGAGCTATGAACCGCTCGTCTCTCGAATCACAACTGGCCCCAATGTTCCGTATATGGAAGAAGTCGAACCTAAGCAAAGCAGCCATGAAAAAGCGCGTAGAGCAGCTTGTGGAAGACTCACAGTGGGGCGGCTATCTGAATGGACGGACACTAGGTCAAGCAGTCAGTACGCTTACAGCTGGCGACGGTGGTAACCCTTATGGTGGCAAAGACGCTACTGAGCTTCTATCTGATTACCGCTCGGCTATCACTGAGGAAATGAAAGCCACCTACCCTGACCTTAAAGGCATCGACTTGGTCATAGGCAACAACCCTAACACCATCTTCTTATACGACAAGTCAGGAATGCTAGTCCCTAACGGAATACGCACGGTGGATGACATCGTCACTTACATTCGCACAAACATTCCTACCATCAAACAGAAGGAGAAGGATGAATACAACATTGAGCAACAACAATCCGCTGCTAAAGAACAGCGACGAGAAAAACAACGAGAACAGCAAGCAGGCTTCGGCTTCTCTGCCAGCCTCAACACCCTATAATCAACCTCAAGTACAGCCCTTCCGTAACCCCGAATCATTCGCCCCTGTAGAACCTGTAGCACCGAAAGAAGACAAACCGTTCTCTTTCGGGGACTCTGTGTCAGCAGCTATCGACAGTGAGTGGGTAGTGGGCGGCATGGATGACGTTGACCGTGTATTCAAAGAGTACAACCAAGAGTTACCACGTGTGACGCTTGAAGACTTTGATTCACTGGACGACTCATTTGATGAAGACCAGCTACACGCATTCAGCGGCCTAGTGTCTGAGCAAGCAACTATCGAGGAATGGGAAGACCATATCACCGAGTTCAAGAACATCAATGAGTCACGCAAGGTTCTTGACGAACAAGGTCTTAAAGGCGCTGGCGTCGCTCTAGGCGCTGCTATCTTAGACCCTGCATTTATCGCGCTGACCGCTGGAAGTGTAGCTGTCGGTGACAAAGTGACAGGCGTTGTGTTGGCTGGTCAGAAGATAAGCCGTTTAGGGACTATCGCAAAGGCTGTCGCTGAGGCTGGTCTAGCTGGTTCTGTAGGCGCTTCTATTAAGATGCAAACGCAGAATGACTACTCAACGACAGACGCTATGGTCGACACTATGGCGGCTCTTGCCGTCACTGGTGGGCTAGGCGCTCTTGCCTCACAGAAGGCTAACAAAGCCGCTCGCTTACTTGGTGAAGCCGAAGCCAAGCGTAAGGTTCATGTAGCCTCACAAAGCTTAGGCGCTGCGAAATTGAAGAGTGACGCAGGCCCTCTACGTGTCGACGATTACGGGCGCTTTATGAACTCTGAGAACCAAGTAATGATGCGCTTTGCACAAGACGCCTTACATGACGGCATAGGCGGTGGTTCACATAGTGCCGCTGTACGTGCTGCCCGTTATCGTGACGGTTACCAGAGTAAGCTATCAGGTGCCATGGAAGAACTACGTAGCGTGAAGGTGAAGGAATACGCAGGCACTAAGACGCCTTTCACTGAGCAGGCAGTCATGCGTGAGCTGAGCGAAAAGGTCTGGGAGTCTGTCGTAATGAACGTCGACCATGGGCCAGAAGTGGCTAAAGTGGCTGGCACTATTCGGGACATAAACAGCTCAATTCTTGGTGACGCGCAACGCTCACAATTACACGGCTTTGCCTCACTCGAAGAAAACCCTAACTACATGCGCCAGCAATGGTCACAGAAAGATTGGTTTAGCCTACGTCGTGGCGCTGACGCATTCGAAGAAGACGAAATCACAGACTTAGTGTATCGCAGCTTGGACGCCTTTGACGGTGAGTTACCAATACGCACACGAGTGTCTAACCTAGAACGTGAACTTACTGATAAACGCTTATTAAAGCCTGACGGTGACCATGCCGACTTGACCGAGCAACTGGCAGAACTACAGTCCTTGAAGCGAGCACGTGAGTTCCTAGCAGCTGGCTTCACGCGACGTATGCTTGACGCTAAGAGTGCTGACTTCCGCTCTATCGATGAACTCATGGAATCAGAAGACTCTATCTTGAAGTTCTTCAAAGATATGCCTGAGTATCAAGGCTTAGATGAAAACGCACAGCGTCGCTTGTTACGCACAGTCGTTCAATACAAGACACCTGACACTAAAGACGTCCTATCTCAAGCTAAGACTCGTATTCGCCTTAACCCTGCAATATCCATCACCAAAGGAAGTCGCACAGTGCGTGTAGCTGACTTAATGGAACGTGACGCCTTCGCTATCCAAGGTCGTTATATTTCAGATATGACAGGACACGTAGCAATGGCCGAGCGTGCAGGCATCAAGTCACCTTCCGACTGGGAGGCCCTGAAAGCCGACGCTAAGCGTGTGGAATTGGAGAATACGGACAACTGGGAGAAATCCGAAGCAGCCGTTAAGAAGCTAGAAGAATTACGACGTGAAATCTCAGGTTACAACCGCTATGACGTGAAGGACACGAAAGACCGTGTACTAGGGATTCTAGGTCAATACAACTTTATGACGGCAATGGGTAAAGCCGCTTTTTCAGCGTTCTCAGAATTAGGCCGCACCCTAGCAGAAAACCGAGCACGGAACGTCTTAAAGATATTCCCAATGCTTCCAAAGATAATCACTGACGCAGTACGCAACGTGACTAAAGACACCTCGCTTATCAAGGAGGTCAATCAGTTTGGCGCTGGTATCGGTGACGAAGCTTTAGTAAGACGCTTCCTGTTACACGATGAAGTAGGTCTAGGTGAAAGCTCAGGTCTACTAAATAAAGCCGAGGTTCTGGCACACAGAGGCTCACGCGCCATGGCTAAAGTCTCTTTCTTAGCACCTGTCGACAAGATGCTTCGTTTTGTTTCCTTCCAGTCATCAGTTAACGCTTTACATAGTCATCTAATAAATGGGCAGTCAGCTCGTATCGCTTTCGAAGAGATAGGCTTACACCCTGAGCTTCGTGCTCGTATCAAGATTGCTATGCAAGACAATGGCGTGAAGACAGACCGTTGGGGCAACGTAACGCAACTTAACATCGACAAATGGGACAGAAAGACAGCCGACGAGTTCATGGACGCAATGACAGTCAATAACTTCCGTCAAGTGCAGAAGTCCATAGCTGGTGAACGTGTGGCGCTCTTATCGTCAACATGGGGCCGAGTGTTCTTCCAGTTCCGTACGTTCGCTGTTGACTCATGGGTAAAACATGCTCGTGCCGACATTCGGTCTATCAAGAACGGCCAAGGCGCACGTGTGGCATTAAGCACTACTTACGGTCTGCTTCTAGCAGCTGGCGCGTACACAGCGCGTACCTCAGTGTCTACCGTTGGTATGTCCGATGATAAAACACAAGAGTACTTAGAAGAACGCCTAAGCCCTGAGCGCCTAGCAGCAAACATGGTGTCTTACGCACCGAACCTAGGCGCAGCTGCGACGCTGTACAACGGCATTGTCGGCACTATGATTCCAGAGATAGCACTTCCCGTCTCACGTTCCACTGGCCTAGCGACCACAGGTATAGCGTCAAACCCAACGTCAGCAGCAATCGACCGAGTCTACAAAGGCTTACACGACGTGTCAGACACTGAGTTATCAGACGCTTACAAGTCAGGCCGTTTCGCTATCCCATTCCAGAACACCTTAATGGGCGACCTAATCATAAACAACGCTGCAAGACTTGCAGAAGGAGACTAATTATTGGCTGAATATTCAATTATCAGCAGGACAGGCGATGGAGTAACACGGACGTACTCTATCCCTTTCACCTACACAGACACCAAAGAGGTGTACGCCTACGTCGACGGTGTAGAACAGAAAGATGCCGAAGTGAACGCAGGAAGCGTTACTTTTGCAGAACCACCTTATTTAAGCAGCCAAGTTCTTATCTCACGTGTCACCCAGCTTGATAACCGAGCTGTAGACTTCAAGTCAGCTGCCCTTCTAAACGAAGCAGACCTTGACCTAGCTAACATCCAGTTATTCAACGCAATGCAAGAAGCTGTTGATAGAGCCAATCGAGGCTTTACACAACAAGCAGACGGCACAGTCAACTTAGGTGGCGCACGCGTCCAAAACGCAGCAGACCCTATAGACGACTCTGACGTCGTTACTAAAGGCTGGGTAAACACTGCGTCTGTCTCAACGCTGGCTCAAGCGCGTGCTTTGATGGAGCAAGTACATAACATCACTACCACTCTTATTCGTATTCCATATGGTGAAGATGGCGACGCTGTGTATGACCCTGTCACTGGTCGTCTGACAATTTACCTTTCAGAAGGCCCAACAGGTGCTACAGGCCCTACAGGTGCTACAGGCCCAGCAGGCCCACAAGGTACTCAAGGCATCCAAGGCATCCAAGGCCCTCAAGGCCCTCAAGGCGTCCAAGGCGCACAAGGTGACAGAGGCGCGACAGGTAAACAAGGCCCTACGGGTGCTACTGGTGCTACTGGTGCTACTGGCCCACGTGGTCTTCAAGGCTATCAAGGTCTTAAAGGTGATAAAGGTGATAAAGGTGAGCAAGGCGACCAAGGGCCTGTCGGGCCAATTGGCTCAAAAGGTGATAAAGGCAACATGGGTTCAACACCACTTGGCCTAGCGTTTGGACGTATCTACGTAGATGAAGACGGTATTTTAACAATGGAATACCTCGGCAGTTCGATAGATAACGCTTTTCGCATAGATTCAAACGGTGACCTATATGTATCAACAGTAAATAACTAAGGAGATAAATTGGCAGAAATAAAAATAGGACGAGTACGTTTAGCACTTCGTGGTGAATGGAGCGCGTTAGTAGCAGATTACGGCCCATTAGACACCGTAAGCCACTTAGGCAGTACATGGATAGCAAAACAAGAAGTCCCTGTAGGTACAGTGCCTAACTTGAACAATATTGATTATTGGGTGCTTGGCGCTAAACGAGGCGAAGACGGTATCGACGGCATCAATGGTACCAACGGTGTCAAAGGTGACCAAGGTATTCAAGGTGAGACAGGTGCTACAGGCCCTACAGGCCCACAAGGCATTCAAGGTGAGACAGGCAACGCGCCAGACCATGAATGGGGTGACGGTACGACAGCGTCTATCTATTCCCTACGCTTTCAGCAAACAGATGGAACATGGGGAGAATGGAGCGACGTAAGAGGCCAACAAGGTGCTACAGGCCCACAAGGCGTCCAAGGCCAACAAGGTGACAAAGGCACGACAGGCGCTACAGGCCCAGTAGGCCCACAAGGCCCACAAGGCCCACAAGGTATCGCAGGCACGACTACATGGGCTGGATTGACTGATAAACCGCAGACAGCAGTTCGGTGGCCTACGTTTGAAGAAGTGACAGGTAAACCAGCAGCAGCTACACGCTGGCCTACAGCTTCCGAGATAGAAGGCTTCCCTAACGTAACTGAGTATAGCTTCTTGAACTCAGCGACAGTGGGTGGTTCTAACAACGCTATAACCCTCACTTCACCAAATGGGCGTGCTGCCGTCACTTCGTTAAGTGATTACGACAAAGTACTTATAACAGTGAAGGCCACATCAACAAGCACTCTGACTATCAAGGTGGACTCTTTAGCGCCTGTAGCAGTGGCTAACGTAAGTGCCTCTGTTCGTTTGTACGCATCGGCTGTCGCTGAGTTCCTGTACATAGGCGGTAAGTTCTACCTAGTCAGCCAGTACAACCCGAAGACAGGCAACAACGTATCAGACATTGGCGAAGTCTTCCTAAGCACTACAAGCGTCTTGAAGTCGGGCGAGGTGTATCTAAATGGCGGCACATTGAACCGCGCTGACCATCCTATCGCATTCGCTATTGCCTCAAGCTCAAGCAACTATATCGCACAGGCGACGAAAGACGCTGACTTAGTTACGTACGGTGCTTATTGGGGCAGTGGTAATGACACAACAACTTTCACGTTGCCTTTGATTAGCGATAAGTTTATCAAGGCGGCTGGAGGTGCTCGCGGTCATGCTTCTTTCGAGGCTACAGACAACTTGAGCCATAGCCACTCTATTAGTACAGATGGCAACCACAGTCACTCTACTGGGGCTTCAGGCAACCACCGACACGCGAGTGGTTTAGGCAGGGAGACTAACGGTGACACGGGCCGAGCTGGTGCATCCAGCAAAGGCTGGCAAACCCTTGTATACACCGATTACCAAGGAAACCACACCCACCCAATCTCGACAGCAGGTTCCCATACCCACACTATCAACACGTCAGGTGGCAGCGAATCACGTCCAAATAACTACGCCCTGAATGCTAAAACAAGACTATAAGGAGAAATATGATAGAAGACGTATACACGTTCGACATAACCCACCCGCTACGCCCGTACACAGGGCCTCTTCCAGAAAACCAAACATCAAACGACCCAGTAACAGGCAGTGTGATTTTACCAGCGTACGCTACGTATGAACCGTTACCAACTTTAGGCCCTAACGAAGTGGCTTGTAGACGCGCTAATGAATGGGTAGTCCTACCAGACCTGAGAGGCACTGTGTTCTGGCTAGAAGACGGCACAGAGATTGTCATAGATGACATAGGTGTGGAGGTACCTGAGGACGGGTTTCTAATTAAGCCTGAACCAGAGCCTGAACCAGAGCCTGAACCAGAGCCTGAACCAGAGCCTGAACCAGAGCCTGAACCAGAGCCAACGCAGGAAGAAAAAGACGAAATGGAAAAGAACGCAGTACGCGAACAACGTGACTACTTACTGCGTTCGTGTGACTTCGCAATGTTACCAGACGCCCCTTTCAGCGAAGCTCTTGTTCTACTTTGGGCAGAATACCGTGAAGTCCTTCGACGAATACCTGAACAAGCTAGCTTCCCTTACGACATCAACTGGCCTGTGAAGCCTAAAGGATGAACGAAGCGACTGCCGCTATAAAGCAGGCTATAGAGGCCACAGCACTACCTACAGGCATCACAGTGTCAGGACTTACATTCTTTGGAATGACCCTAGATGACTGGGTGTTTGTAGGCACCGCAACCTTACTAACTTGTAACCTCTTAATCACCCTTCCCAAAGTCTACCAAGTAATGCGGAGGCTCATTTCGTATGCCAAATCCAAAAGGCGTAAGTAATAAAGAAGCCTACCGACGCTGGAAGTCATCAGCCTCAGAACTCAAGAAGCAACGCAACCGCAACCGCAACCGACGTAAAGCTATGAAAGAAGGCAAGGTGTCGAAAGGCGACGGTAAGCACATCGACCACAAAGACGGTAATGCTTTGAATAACAAACCGTCAAACCTAAACATCATCCCAGCAAAGGAGAACCTAAAGAAACAATGAAGCAGTCCCAGCGTTCACTAGAGGAGCTGTTTGACCTGATTCATCGTATGCAGGCTGAGAACATCTTGGCCTTGCTACAGAGTGGCAGTGTGTCCGCTCAAGAAATGAATGCTATCAACAAGTTCCTAGCAGATAACAATATCACTGGCATCAAGAAATCCAACAAGTCCCTACAAAGCCTTACCAAAGGTCTTGACGACTACAACAAGAGCGGAAACGTCACAAGCTTCCGCACTGTTGCCAACTAAGCCAACCCCCAAATGAAACCCACCAAACCTAAAAGGAAAACAATATTATGCTTACTTCTATTCTTCGTGCTCTCGCTACTCTTGCCATTAAATCTATTGGCGAACGAGGAGCAAAGAAACTCTTACTTAAAACAGCAGAAGTCGTTAAAGACCACACCACAAACAAGTTTGATGACAAAGCCTATGTTGGCCTCAAGTTCATCCTTGGAGAAGCCGAAGAGTCTGACGTCAAAGAAGTCAAACGACTTGAACGCAACGCAGCACGCGCAAAACGCAAAGCTGCCAAACAAGCAAACAAGGCCGCTAACAAGGCTAAGTGAAGAACGTCTCACAGGCGTCCATGAGTCCCTTATAGCCGTCGTCCGACGCGCTAAGCAATTATCCCCTATTGAATTTCAAGTCGCTTATATGGGCGGCTACCGAACAGCTGAGCAGCAATCCTACCTCTATGCAGAAGGCTCGACAGAGCTTAATGGTTATGACCATTTGTCCAACCATCAGTCAGGCCGTGCAGTAGACCTCGTTGCTTATGTTGACGGTAAGCCTACATGGGAGCGCGGCTACCTAGCGATAGTCGCTGCGTCAATGCTTCAAGCTGCCATTGAGTTAAATGTGAGCATCAATTGGGGCGGCTTATGGACGGACTTTGTGGATGCCCCACACTTCGAGTTAACCCGTAAAACTGACGCCCTGTTAACGCAGGGCTAAGGAGGAAATATACAAGACGATTACCTTGAAGGTGTCGTCGTTGAAGAGTCCTTTGAGACGCCTCTAGGGCTTCCCCCTGAGACAATCATTCAGACTGACATAATTGATAGAGAAGATGAAGACTCACGCTATGCGGCCCTTATGAGCCGACTAAAGGACGACTTTAGCTTCTTCCTGTACATGATATGGAAACACCTTCAACTACCCGACCCTACACCCCTTCAATACAACATTGGACACTACCTAGCGAACGGCCCTGTTCGTTCAATCATTGAGGCATTCCGTGGATGCGGTAAGTCATTCGTGACGTCAGCCTTCGTTGTATGGTTACTGTTCCGTGACCCTCAAATCAAAGTAATGGTTATATCCGCAACTAAAGAACGGGCCGATGCCTTCTCTTCGTTTACCAAGCGTCTAATCGCTGAGGTGGACTTCTTGAAGCACTTAACGCCTCAGACAGGACAGCGTGACTCGCTCATTGCGTTTGACGTTGGGCCAGCTATTACCGACCACTCGCCCTCATTAAAGTCTGCTTCCATCACAGGACAGATAACAGGTAGCCGTGCAAACGTAATCATAGCGGATGACATTGAGGTGCCTAACAACTCGTACACTCAGGACGCACGCGATAAGCTGGCAGAGCTGGTGAAAGAGTTCGACGCAATCCTCAAGCCTTATGACCCTCGTACAATGGCTGAGAAGCCACGTATCATCTATCTTGGAACGCCTCAGACGGAAATGTCCCTTTACAATACATTGCGTGAGCGTGGCTATGAGTGCCGTGTATGGCCTCTTCTATTCCCGACTGATAAAGAGATAACCCACTACAAAGGCGCTTTGGCATCATTCGTAACTGAGCCTCTTGAATACGACCGTAAACTGATAGGTACATCGACAGAGCCTTCGCGTTTTGACAGAGCCGACATTGAGACACGTCGCTTATCATACGGTAAGGCAGGCTTCGCGTTACAGTTCATGCTAGACACTGCGTTATCTGACGGTGCTAAGTACCCATTGAAACTGCATGACCTTGTTGTCATGGACGTATCGCCAACGAAAGCACCTGTTGAGTTCACAGTAATGCGTAACAAAGAAACGCTGCTAGACATTGAGTCAGTAGGTTTAGCGGGTGACCGTTATTACCGTCCTTACTGGGTGTCGACTGAGCGTCAAGAGTACACAGGCAAAGTACTGGTCATTGACCCGTCAGGCCGTGGTAACGACGAGACGACTTGGTGCGTGGCTTATATGTACGCTGGTAATATCTTTATCCCAGAAGTCAGTGGTAGCCGTGACGGTTACACAGCTGAAACGCTAACAACCCTAGCGAAGACCGCCAAGTCACACAAAGTAAACGCTATCTTAATAGAGAGTAACTTTGGTGACGGCATGTTCGCACAGCTCTTGAAGCCTTACCTCTCGCGTATCTATCCTTGCACCGTTGAGGAAGTGAGACAGAACGTACAGAAAGAGCGTCGCATAATCGATACCCTTGAGCCTGTCCTAATGCAGAACCGCCTTGTGATTGACCCTAGAGTCATTACAGACGACCTTGCGAAATGTGAGCAGGACTTAACGTACTCTCTGTTCTACCAAATGTCCCGCTTGACGTTAGACCGTGGCTCACTACGACACGACGATAGACTCGACGCTGTTGCAATGGCTGTGGCCTATTGGCTGACACAAATGGATTCAGACGCTAAGGTTCTTGAAGCTCTACGACAAGAAGAAGAGTTAGAGAAATTCTTGATGGAATACGTTGTAGGCTTTGAAGGTGACGGTAACGAACTATGGATGGACGTTAGTTGACAGCTGGTTATTTGATAACCCACACCCTAGGAAAACAAAGTCCCCGCTGAGATAACACTAAGACATACACTAGGTCTACACAGAGTTAACACTAAGCCTTCTCTTAGTCTTATATGATTAATATCATTAATAGACAATACAGAGAGAAGGCTTACTGTCTTACTTATAGTCCCCTGTACTCATTAACTAGTCACTTAGAAACATGACACAGGCTTTAGTGGTCTAAAGGCCCTCCTTCATGCTACGCATTCAGTCATGCCTTATGTGACACAGAGTAGATGACAAATAATGATTAACTATTAATGTATTCACACACTAAGAGGAACACTAGGTAACACGTGCAGTAGAAACCAGCACGATGAACAAAGCCCTTAGCGTCTCGCTTGTGAATGAAATATGTAATGTTAGAACGAAACCATGACCTCATACGTTGAGGGTACGTGCAGTGCTCATAGTAAGCCTTGCGATAGTACAGAAACATTGGTGTCGACAGAGGCTTCTTGAAGTAAGAGCTTGTATTGTCTGACGCTGAGTCTGACGCTGTGTTGTTCGCTGTGTCTTGCATTGTGTAAACCTTTGTAAGAGTGTCAGTGATAGACGTGAAGTCTACCTTTCGAAAACACAGAGAAAATCTGTGAAGCTTTTCAATTCAAACCGTCCGCGATTATCCCCCCATAGGGTGCCTTTTTCAAAACGCTGGATTAACAATCCGTTGTACGCCCAGTAAACATGCAGCATACAGGCCGCGACTGGCACGGAGACTGGCACAAGGTAACCAAAACAGGTATGCAATAGAGGCATAATGTGACGATTTGTTATGACGCTGTGTCTATATCTATGTGCCTTACCTGCTGTTTTCAAAGTGTAAGACATAGCGCCTGACATACTGCCAACATGACGCCAACATGAACGCACACACATAGAGTCTGACATCACGCCATTACATGACGCCTGACATCACGCCATTACATGACGCCTACACAGAGTCATACATAAGCGCCACTACATAGGGTTGACACAGAGCCATTACATGACGCCTACACAGAGTCATCTAAACGCCTTACTAAGTGCTCTTATTGTGCTCCTTATCCGTTGCGTAATACCTAAAGCTTATCAATGTTTAATTTATTTTAATTTATTACACACTACTTAAAGTCAGTAATAGCAAGGCTTAGCGCCCTAGCAAGCAAACTAAATGCAAATTATTTTGTATTTTTATCAAGTCCATACTTGACCTCAAGCCCACAATCGGTTTTAATGGCATCCATCGAGAGACACAACGCCTCTCAACGCTCTTTAACAATTTGATTATTAACGGTCGCTTAACGTGGTCTATGTGTTACGGCACATAGGTCACACCCTAGAGTCTTTAAACAAGGGCTTTACGGTGTGATTTTAACTAACTACTAACTAACTAAACGAGGTGTTACACATGAACATTACTTTCTACTCACTAAGCGATTACAACGACGGCAAATTGATTGCTAAGACTTTCGAGATTAGTGATTATGCTACGTACAACGAGTTCGACGAGGCTCGCACAGAGTGGCTAGACGACTTAACCGAGCGTATGAACGATGGTGAGTTACGTGAAGAATACATAGTAGCAGACTACGAGGATATACCAGACAAATACGTAGGCGAATGGACACTTGACGCTGAGCTATGGGACTTCTTGGAAGCACTAGACGAGGTGAACGACATAGACGTTCTAAAAGCTGGTGTTGAGTTAGGCATTGAACTAGACAAGATAAGTGAACGCTACGCTGGTCATTTTGAGAGTGACGAGGATTTAGCCTATGACCACATAGAGTCAACTGGAATGCTTAGCGAAGTGCCTGACAGTATCAAGAATTACTTTAATTATGTCGCTTTTGGCCGTGACCTAGCGTATGACTACGCAGAGCATGACGGGTACTATTTTTATAATTGCTAGAGTCCAATTATGGACTAACAGCAGTCACATGAGGTTTATCAATGGGCATTCCTTGCGAGTGTCCATGAGTAAACTAATAAGCACACAGAGAGAGGTACAACATGGCTGATTTGTCATACAGAGTAAACGGGTTGTTTACTTCGTTCTATCCAGACACAAAGGCGGGTGAGGTTGCTTTTAATGAGTTAGCCACCCAGACGGAAGGTACAGGGAGAATATTTACTACGCACCTCGCAGAGGTCAAAAAGCAACTACGTGCCGCTGGGTACACAGTGGCTGTGACCAAGGTGGATAACGAGCTGACACTTGAACAGATGCTAGACGAGTTCGAGGCGCTGGCACCATAACAAGGTTTATCAATGGGCATTCACTAAGAGTGTCTATGAATAAACTTAACAAAGGACAAAACATGCACAAAGTGTGTGCGTATAGCTAACTTTTTGTATCTTTTTGTAAACAAATGCACGTAGCACTGTCATGGTGCGTCGTCGCACTGTTTATAATCTGTACGAACAGTCAAGCTTTTTGTAGGGGAATGCCTACACGTAAACAGATTGTGCATGTAAGGAATGTGTATAAGCATCTATTGTGGAAAAACACAGCAGGGACAACAGGTTGGGGCGTGTTGCTTACTTTTAAAACACTGTCCTATTATATAAATCTTAAACATAACAGCAGGCCATGAATATACGAGGATAGGCCACCGAACGGAATCCCCTGCCCTTAGGAATGAAATAAATGCTAGACCAGACAAGACTTGTACACGAAGTTTTACATTTACGCAGTGATATCAGTATCACACCTGAGGCCGACGCACTGGCTTTACAGTGGTACTTTGTGCCACAATTGGACGGACTCACAGTCGATGAAGACACCGAAGCTATCCTAGAGTGGCAAGGTTACACATGGCTGGGGCAAGCCAACAACAGAATGGTATCAAGAGGAAATAACCATGAAAGAAGCGAAAATCAAAGCGTTACAGGAAGTCCTTAGTATCTTCAAAGAGTTAAACCCTGAAATGAACGTGAACATGATGCTTACGTTCCTTGAAGTGGCTAAGAACAAAGGCATATCAGGCATCGAAGTCGAGGAAAAGCTTAATTTAAGACACGCCACAGCAGCCCGATTGATGCGTTACTATGACCGATACCAGTCGAACGACAGAGACGGGCTAGATATGTTCCGTGTCGAGTATGACCCTCGTGATTATAAAGTGAAAATGCGTTACTTGAATGACAATGGCGTGGCCTTTCTTAAACGTCTGGAGGAAGCAACTAAGCACCTCTAGTGTGCTTTATCGGGCGTCAAGCCCTATTGCAGACGTCACATGTAAACCCCATGTATAAACCCCACAGGAGAACAAAACATGGATATAGATTACAGCGCGATTAATGAGACGCCTAAAGGCTTTCGAGTTGAAAAGAAGCTCAAAGGAATGCCACGGCTCAGACGTACGTTTGACACCTACGACGAAGCAGTCAAGGCGCTTACTGGTTACTACAAAGGCGACGACAGTTCGACTAAAGAAGGCCGTATGAACTACGAGCTTACATGGTCAATACTGTTCAAGAGTACTTGCAATGACCGCTGGCGCGTACGTGGCGAGGCACAGAGGCTTAACGCTGAGCGTCTTATACGTGACTACCTAGGCGGACACCGTCGAGTATCTGAGTTTGACCAACGCGCAGCCGACGCACTGACAGACCGTTTGTTCATCGATAAGAAAAGCACAAGTACAGTCAATCGTTACCAGTCAGCGTTGCGTACCATGCTTAAAGTAGGCGAGGAAAAAGGACTGATTAACTGGAAACTACCACGCATCATGTATCACAAAGTGAAGGCAACACGTATATCGTTTTACTCCTATCCTATTGAGGCACAGATTGAAGGCGTTATGCGTCAAATGGGCGAGCATGAAATGGCTGACTTGTTCACTGTGTTAATCGATACAGGTATGAGAACAATGGAAGGTGCTTGCTTAGAGAAACAAGACGTTCACCTTTCGTCAGGGACTATAACCGTATGGGAAAACACAACGAAGACAGGAAGCGCACGTGTAGTTCCATTAACACAGCGTGCTCTAGGGCTTCTGAAAAGACGCATGGACTGTACAACAGGCGAGCGTGTGTTCCCTACTGCTACTAAGTCTAAGCTTCGCTCAGTTTGGGACAATGTAAGACGTGCTTTAGACAAGGAAGGGGAAGACCATAAGGACTTTATCTGGTATTGTACGCGCCACACTTGCGCTACTCGGATGGTTCAAGCTGGTGTCGACATTAGAACTGTGCAACAGATTCTTGGACACAAACGTATTGAAACAACCATGCGATACCTACAGTTTTCAAGTGGTATGTATGGCAGCGCAGTGAGCGCCTTGGACAAGGCAAGAGAAGCACATTTAGAAACACGGAATACCGTGGCATGACATTGGCACAGACTGTCACGCGATTGCCATAAAACTGTCAATATGGCAGTAACTTGTAGTCAAGGGAAGAGAAAAACCCTATAAAATCAGAGCTTTAGCGTTTTACCAGTCCCAACACGACGGATTCAAAATCCGTTGCCTTCGGGTGTGGCGGTTCGAGTCCGCCTACTGGTACCAACATAAAAAGCCCTGATCGTTGATCAGGGCTTTTTTTTTGGTTCCTTGAATGTCATTCTTGAGCAATGCTATTAAACAACAGAATCATTTAGGAACGCATCAAATGAACCGCCGTAAAAAAATCAAAGACGTATACGACAAGCGAATGAAACAAGCTAACTTAAAAGTTAACCCTAAAAAGGCGAAACCTAAGTACATTTCTAAAGCCGAACG